ATCTCGACGGTTCGCTCGATCACCGTTGGCACCCCGCGCGGCTTCGTGCTCCTGCCTACCGTCGTCGGGAACAGGGTCGTTTCAAACGAGGCCGCGATCGACCATTGGCGTCAGAGCGGCCAGCACCTTGGCACGTTCGCGAGCGAGCAGGCAGCCGACCGTTACGCGCAGCAACTGCACGAATCCCAGGCCCGCCTCTACCGCGGAAGGTGAAGGAGGACGAATGACGAGAGGGGAGATGACGACCCGTGTGCAGCAGTGGCTGGGGCTCCAACAGCTCGACGCCTACAACGAGGTGCCGCTCATCCAGGACATGCTCTACCGCGGCACCGTCGACCTGCTCGCGCGCACACGGTGTGTCGCACGCTGCGTTCATCTGCACACCCAAGCCAACGTCGGCATCTACACGCTCGACCACAGCATCCTCTCGCTCGTTGACGTAGACGACGGAGCAACCGACCGCGCCCGCCGCGATCAGCGCTGGACGCGCAACGGCTATGTCGGCACGGTCGTCTACCCGACGGGCTACGTCAACTGCGCGCCCTTCACCTTCTCGCTGATCCGCTCCGACGTCCTGCGCCTCACGCCAACACCGGCGGAGGACGGTGAGATCGACGTCTGGGGGGTGCTGCGCCCGACGAAGATGGACGAGGACACCGACTCGCCAGGCGACGAGGCCTACGGCGCGATCCCCGAGGAGTTTCAGGATGCGATCGAGCTGTACGCCACCTGGCGCTGCGCCGACTACTCCGATGACGGCAGCTCGCAGCTCGGTGAGCGCTACCGCGCCCTCTACGAGGGCTCCGACGGAACGACCGGCAGGCTGCGCCAAATCCGCACGCTGGTGAACAAGCGCGGCACCGCGCGCGCCGCACCACGCCGGGTCAGCATGAGGGCGATCACCGACCGTCGCGCCTGGACGGGCTGATGGCGAAACCGACCAGCCTGCTCGGCGACGCGCGCGCCTTCGCCCGCGACTTCCCGCGCGACCAGATGCCTCGCGGCTACCTGTGGGATGTCCTCGACTACGTGCCGATGATCATCGACGCCGGGCTAACCGGACGCGGTGGCTGGCCCTGGGGCTCTGACGTGTTGGGCGGTGACCCGGTCGGCGGCATCCTTGGCAACTTCATCACCGGTGACAAGCTGCTGGTCGCCGCCTCGAATGGACGCTGGTACGAGGTCGACCAGACGACGGGTGCGGCCAGCAACGTGGGTGCCGCCCCCGCGCTGAAGCAGAACCCGATCCAGGCAGGCACGAGCGTCGTCGCTTTCGACGGGTCCGGCGCGACCGTCCCGCAGCTGATCACCGCCCCGACCGCTGGCGCTCCCCCCGCTTTCGCCCCCATGCACGCCAGCGCACCGAAGGCCCCCGTCGGCACCTACTTCCGCCAGTACATCGTCGTCGGTGGGACACCCGGCGAGGAGAACTACATCCGCTTCAGCGTTCCCGGTCAGCCACAGACAGCCTGGGACGCGCTCTCCAACCTGCCCTCGCGCGCACCGGTCACCGGACTGGCTGCGCTGCGCGCGGTCGGGATCGTCTTCCACGCCGGAACGACCGAGCGCATCCGCGGCACGACAGCCACTCATGCAGGCTTCGAGGGCGATTTCAACTTGGAGCCGCTCTTCGACCGTGTCGGCTGCACCGACCCACGCTCGATCGCCTACTGGCAGGACAACTGCATATTCGCCGACGAGCACGGTGTGCACATCACCGACGGTGCGGTGATCCGGAACCTCGCCTCGCAGGGCGGCATCCTCTACTTCTGGCGGCTGCTCTACAACGGACAGGTCTCGCTGGCCGCCTGCACCTTCCTCGACTACTACATCATCACCGTCCGTCGCAACGACGGCACTGCAACAACGCTGATCTGTGATCTGAACAAGCGGCAGTGGTTCCGCTTCGCGAACGTCTACGCGCTCTCCTACATCGCTTCCACCGGTGGTTCGGGGATGGAGCGCATCTGGGCGGGGATGGCGGGAACCAGCCGTCTCGCGCGCATCGGCCCTACCTTCTTCCCCGCCACCAACGGCACCGGTCTGATCTACGACGCCGACAGCAAGCCGGTGCTGCCGGTCATCGAGACGCCCTGGTACCGGATGGGCCGTGAGGGACGCAAGCGCTCGCGCTTCGCCTACCTCTCCTATGACGCGCGTACGAGCGCGCCGCTCGGGCGCAAGGAGCTACCGGACGGGCTGCTGATGCCCGACGAGGGCCCGCCGCTGGCACCGCCCGATGTGCTCGTCGCCGTCACGCCGGTGCTGGAGTACGGCTTCGTCACTTCGCCGAGCGACCTGAACTACTCGGTGATGGGCGGGCTGCCGCCAACGACGCACTACACCCGTTACCGCCTGCCGATCTGGCGTGCGCCCTACGGTGTCGCGCTGCGTGTCCGCCAGACACAGCCGACCACCGTGACACGCATCTACGACCTGGCCGTTGACGCGCAGGCGATGGAGCCCTCGACGCTGTGAGCAGCACCGAGAGCAGCGGGCTCAGCTCGACCGGCTCAACCGGTGCGAGCGATCAGCGTCCGCTCACCCAGCAGGAGTATCAGCTGCTGCAGCGGCTGCTCTCCGACCCTTTCTCGTTGCCGATCCAGTTCAAGTCCTGGCTGGTCAGCTACCTGGAGACGAGCGACCTTTCGCTGCCGATCGGCGCGATCCAGGGACTGACCGCGATCCTCGGGATCACCGGTGTCGGTGCATCAGGGACGCTCGGTATTTTGCCCGCCGGGATCATTCTCCCCTACGGCGGTTCGACCGCCCCGACGGGCGCGAAGATGTGTGACGGTGCGGGCTACTCGACCACCACCGAGCAGCGCCTCTTCCAGGCGATCGGTTACAGCTACGGCGGCAGTGGCCCCACCTTCAACGTCCCTGACATGCAGGAGCGCATCCCGGTCGGCAAGGGCGTGCTCGCGCTGTTGAACGCGCTCGGCAAGAACGAGGGTCGGGCGCTCGGCTCGCGCGGGATCATCCACTCGCACACGAAGAACGGCACCGTCACCAAGACCGGCACCGTCACCTTCACTGCGAACCCGCAGGGCTTCAACCCGAATCCGGGCACCGGTGGCACGGGCGCTACAACCGGCGACCGCAATCCGCAGCAGGCGGCGATCAGCGACACGATCGGGATCAGCGACACGATCAGCATCGGTCCCGCTGGCACGCCTCTGGACGGTCCCGCGTTTCTGGTTCTGAATTTCATTGTCGTGAGTTAGGAGTCGCATTGAGCGAGTGTCTCGTTCTGCGTCATCCGCAGAAGAACGGTTACGCCTACGTAACGCACAGAGGCAAGTCTTGTCTCGCACATCGTGTCGCATGGGAACTGGAGCACGGGCCGATCCCAGACGGTGTGGAGATCCACCACACCTGCCGCAATCGGGTCTGCGAGAACGTCGAGCATCTCGAACTCGTTACGCGGAAGGCGCACCGTGCTCTGCACCGGACGTGTGATCACGACGATCGCTACACGAATGCGAGTGGCGCGAGTGTGTGTCGCGTCTGCGTTCGTGAATATAAACGTGGTTGGTTGGAGCGCAACCGTGCTCATCGGCGTGAGTACCTACGCGAGTGGAAGCGCCGTCGTCGTAACCAACACATCGTCGCCTGAGAGGAGGCGGACTTGGCAACAACGAAGTTCAAGCCGTTCGTCACCGACTTCCCGAAGATGGTGTCGATCCCGACGCCGAAGCCTCCGAAAAGACAAACAGGCGGCATCCTCGAAGACCCCGGTCTGCTCGGACAGAACCTGGGCGTCGGTGGGCTCGGCAACCCGAAGATCTCCAACCCGGTGATCGGAACCTACGCCGGTCAGCCGATCTACCAGCCGCCCGGTGACCTCGGGGAGGCCGTCATCGGTGCCGGTCAATGGGGAAACCAGGGCTGGGCACAGCAGCCGGGACGTGAGTACAGCCCTGGCCCCGACTACACGGCGGGCCTGGGTGCTGCTGTCGATCAGGGCTGGCCGGAGAAGAAGCCGCCCCCCGGTTACTACGCGACGCTCTTCGACGACCCGCTCTACCAGGCGGCGATGGCGAACTACATGACGCGCACCCAGACGGGACGCAACAACCTGCGCAACCAGCTGCGCAGCGCCGTGATCGGCTCCGGCTACATCCCGAACTACGCCGACAACCCTGACCTCGCGGGCTACGCCGACGACCTGGACGCCGAGACAATCACGCGCGCGCAGGGCAACCCAACCTCGCAGGCGGCGCTGCTGACCAAGCAGGAGGACTTGGCGCGCAACGACATCCCTTACCGGCTGGCGGCACGCGGCGAAGGGCTGATCGGCGGTGGCACACAGGAGGTTGCGAGCAACAACTTGCAACAGCAGTACACGATGGCGCGCAACCAGCAGATGTCCTCGCTGCTCGACGCTTTGCGCGGCAACATCGGTGGCTACGCAAGTCTGCTCGACACGGCCGGGACCGACCTGACGAACACGGCGCGCGACACGGCGTTGCGGCTCGCCCAGGCAGGCGGGCCGACCTGGGATCTCTCGACGGCATCGCCCGAGGCCGCGAGCGCTTTCGGGATCGCAGCTCCGACGACGCTCGCGAACGCGGCCGGGGAGGCGGGGCCCGTCAACTGGGGCGGACAGTCCTTCACCTCGCGGCAGGGGCTGACCGATTTCCTGCGTCAGTTCACTCGTTTCGGAGGGATCACGCCTGAGATGTTCGCCGCCACCCATCCGTCCGCTTGGGGGAGACTGACATGACGACCTGGGAGCAGGTGCCGAAGCGGAAGACGAACAACCTGCTTTCGCCTGCTGACTTCAACGCTTGGGCTGCCGCGCATAACAAGCCGCACGCCAAGTACCGCGGTTACGTCTCCTGGGTGAACAAGACGCGCGCAGCACGTGACAACGCACGTGCCACCGCTGACCCTTACGGTCAGAACGCCGCGCTCGTGCAGTTCCGTGCCGGGCTGCTCACCCCAGCCCAGCAGGCGGCACAGGCGCAGTCGATGATCAACGCGAAGATCAAGGGTGCGCTCGGCCAGATCGAGGACACCTACAGTGGTGCGCGCAGCGACACCGCGGACGCGGCGAAGCGCGCACAGGGCTACATGCAGGCGTTCGCGAACATGACCGCGACAACACCCGACCAGGTCGCCTCGGTTTACAACGACGCCGCCGACCGGCTGAAGGGCTGGGGCACCGGGCTGACCGGTGCGTTCCAGCAGGCCGAGGAGAGTGAGAACGCGAAGGCCGCGGCGGCGCTCGCCGCCACTGGCACCAAGACGAGCATCCCCGTCAACGACTTCGACCCGGCCGCGATGCGCAACGTCCTGCAGTACACCGGTGTTGTTACGCCCGGCAAGAACCTGCAGGAGGAGGCGGCGAACGCCGCAGCGATGGCGCGCTTCCAGCGGGCAGCTGGTGCCAGCCAGGTCGAGTCGGTCGCGCAGGACTACCTGCAGAAGGGAACCGCCCTGGACAAGGAGATGGCGGGGAAGAAGGCGGCGCTGCTTGCCACCGAGCCGGACCTTTACCAGCAGGCGCTCTCCGGTCTGCAGACGCAGGGCCAGCAGGGCTGGTCGACGTTCCTTAACGCGCTGCAGCAGACGCGGGCAACCGACATCCAGTCCTCCTACCTGAACAACGCTTTGCGCCAGGCGGGCGCGACGATCACCGGCTACGACCCGACCACCGGTTTGCCCACCTACGAGTCGGTGAAGGACAAGGCCGACGCCGCAGCCAAGAAGGCCGAGGACATCGCGAAGGCGAAGGCGAAGAAGGCTGGAGTCCGTACGGCGGCGGTCGAGAAGCGCGACAGCGACACCGTCAAGTACCTGACCGACGCGCGCGCCTGGGCTGCCGCGCAGGTCAAGCCTGGGACCGAGCAGGCGGAGATCGGTTCGGTGCCGATGCAGGTCGGCAAGACCGCCCCGATCAAGGACAGCAAGGGGCACATCGTGCTTGCCGCTCGCCCGATCTATGCGAAGCCGGGTGGCGGCACGACCACGAACAAGAACAAGGCGATCATGAAGCCGATCTACGAGCAGCAGCCGATCGCGAAGCCGCAGTTCACCCGGCTCTGGGACCGGCTGACGGAGACCCTGGCAACACAGCTCGGACGTTACGGCTACAGCCGCAAGCAGATCCGCAACTTCGCGCATGACGTGCTCGACGACTACTACACCGTCGGCGAGATCAGGCAGCAGGCGCAGGACAAGAAGGACGTGCAGAGCTGGATCGACGACTACAACGTGCGCGGTCAGAACGAGAGGCCCAAGAAGCGCAAGACCACCCGCGGCAGCCACGGCGGTCCCCCGTAGATGGCGCGGCACGAGACGCTGCAGCAGGCGGTCGCCCGTATGCGCCGCGAAGGCTGGTCGGAGAAGCAGATCCAGGGGCAGGTCAGGCGCTGGCACCCGGAGATGGGCAGCACGAAACGAACCAAGGATGCGCACCACCAGTCGCTGCTCGACGCCTCCCGCCAGGCCTTCGACGACCCGATCGCGAAGCTGAAGGTCAAGGCCCCGGTCCCGCTGGAGCAGGAGCAGCGCGGCAGCACCAACCCCTTCCTGCACGAAGGTCGCCTGGCCGCACCGCCCATCCACGGCACCCCTTCACGCAACGTCTGGGAAGCCGACGTACCGGTGAAGAAGGGGCTCGACATCCTCTCTGGCCGCAGGACGCTGACCGGCAAGCGTGTCGACCCGAACTCGGTTGTTTTGCACCGCGACCCGCGCGTCAAGGGCTCACGCGACTACACCGCCGGAGACGCGATCGCGATGGGGATGGCCGACGCGCCGCTCGCCGTCACCGGGCTTGTGCGCCAACTGGGTGTGCAGGCAGGCCAGCGTGCCGTCGACAACCCGGCCGGTGTTGCCGCGGCGATCGGGCATCCGTTGCGCACCGGCAGACAGGTGGCGTTGAACACCGCCGAGACAGCACGGCGTCCGTGGCAGCATCCGTTTGACGCTGCGCTGCTCGCCTGGGCGCTCGCCTCCGGTGGGGCTTCGCTCGCGGAGCGCGCGACGATGGCGAGCCGCGGCAAGGGCTTCGTGCGCGCACCGCTGGAGACGGCGAAGCTGCGCAGCAAGGGCGGGATCGAGGTGGAGTACCCGCTTTCCCGCAACCCGATCGCAAAGAGCGTGCAGAGGGGCCGAGCCAAGCGGCTGCAGGCGCGGCTTGACAGCGGCTCGCGCGAGCGCATCCCGCGCTCCAAGCTCGGCAAGACGTTCGTTGCCGGGCTCGACCTGTTCGGGCCGGAGGCGAAGATCCGGCGTGAGCTGAACGCCGAGCGTGTCACCGAGGAGGCGATCCTGCAGGGGCCGCTCAGCGAGATGCACGACGCCGCCCGCCACCTTGACCGTGAGGAGCATGTCGCTTTGCGCCTGGCCGCGATCGAAGGTGACAGTGCGTTCGTCGGCGGGGACAACCTGATCCAGCGGCACATGGAGAAGGCCCAGCACGATCACGCGACGGGTGCGCTCACCGACGACGACTACCTCGCCGAGATGGCCGACCTGAAGATGGCAGCCCCGGTACTCGCCAACCCCTCCGACCGTTTCTTGAAGGCGCTCGAAAAGACACGGTCGCTCTCCCAGAAGACCGAGGACGCGCTGACCGAACGGGGCATCCTCGACCGTGACACGGCGACAGGGAGGCGCGGCAAGATCGCCGACCTCTACCAGCCGGGTGGCCTCGACCGCGCCGCCGAACGGCGGGCGCTG